GCCCTTACGGGGCACGAAGTCCTCTACGCCGAAAATGGTCGGAGTGACCTGGAGAGGTACGTATGGAGCGTACACATAGCCGCTCTCAAGGAAGCTATTCCCCTTACGTCCTACGAGAACAACGTTCCGCACGAAGTAAGGATCAACATAGACATCCCATTTCTTACTAAGAGATCCTGACTTAACAGCACCAACCGTACCACGGTCAGTGTCACCAGTTACATCAGCGCGGAAACCGGAAGTAAACTCAAGAATGTTGGCAACTTCAGGTCCGCAGACGATAAAGTTGGCTCCACCCCGAAGAGTCTTACGGTGAATCTGAGCAGAAACGTCATTGATTGTTTCAATGAGAGTCTCATACCATTCGCTCACCGTACCGGTGAAATCAGGAACAACCGAAGTAGTTGCAAGATCTATACCGCTATCTTTTCCAAGGAATCGACCTGGACGACGGGACCAGTAATAAGTCCCAGCAGCCGAACCCTTGACGAGATCCTCAAGAATCTCACGGTCAATTTCCAAAGCAATCTGCTCGGAAAGAATACCGGTAAGCTCGACTTCAGCGTCAAGGTTGTGATAAGCGTTGAGGTCCTGCCCAAGCTCTGGCGACCATTTGGCCTTCAGTTTCTTGGTTTGCGCAGTGACCGACACACTATCGACCTTGATGTCGATCTCTGGGATCGACTCTTCGGTTTCGAGGTTCCATGACGATGCACCTACAACAGCACCAATTCCGCGACCGTTTGCTTCAGTGACGTTGTTGAAATTGTCATTGATTGGGCCGGTGCATTCCTTGGCAGCCTCAGTAAGCTCGTTTTCCGCCATTTCAGCAGCATTTACACCTGTACTTCTAAAGACGAACAAGAACGAAGCGTTTGTAGTGTCCGTTGGGGACAATCCATTTGCGCCTCTATCTGCATGAGTCGAGGAACGAGGTACAAGCTGGTTCAAGCGACGAACCTGTTCCCATCTGGTATCCACTTGGTCGGTGGCAGTACCGAGATCGAAAGAGATGCCCTGCAGGTTGTTTCTATCCAGTTGTGATAACAGTGTATCGTTCGAAGAACCAGTTGCAGTGGCAATTGCAACAATAGAACCAGAAAGATCTGGATCCCAACGGACCAACTTGTTAATAGAAGTCTTAATAGTACTTCCACCAAGAGTTGCGGCCGTTACCTCGGCATCAGAATCAGCAGATCCTACAGTACCAGATGCAATAACCGTTAACAAGAAAGATGCAGAACCAGTGGTACTCGAATAACTACCACCTAGGCTATAAAAGCCCTGCTCTGGATTCGAACCAGACGCGAGGTTTATACCACCGGTAACTTCTTGACCGACGACACCTCCGCCATAAAGCGAATCATCTGCTGCACCACCTAGGCGCGCAGTGTTTTTCCGGAAATCCAGAAAGAAAATGAGGCCTGAAGGAAGGCTCATTGGTTGTACAGATACGAGGTCATTAGCAATCAAGCTTCCGAAAACGCGGCGGACGATTGGAAACGCTACTGCAGCGAAACCTTCGACGTCACCGGCAGACATTGAAGAAGCTTCGCGAAGAAGCTCCTTAGCCTGATTTTCGAGAAGACGAGACATGCAATTCTTCGTACTATCGCTTTCAAGGCCCTCAAGAAGACCGGTCTTTTCCCACTTGGATAAAAGAGCAGCACCTTCCTGTTGTAGGTCCCTGTTTACGATACCCTCAGTTAATTTTTCTAAAACTGACATTTTTTTATTCTCCTTATTTTTTAATGCCTGCTAAAGCCTTCCATCTATCAGAGATGGAATTCTTAACTTGCGCTTCCCTTTTACGAGGAAGCATGGTTGAAGAAGATTTTAAAACAGCTTCGCTAAGTGATTTTGGATTGCGTTGACGCCTTCCCACTGTGCCTTGAAGTCTTTCGATAGATTCATAAATGATCTTTGATTCTTCAACCGATTCAGCTTTGGAGATAGCTTCGGCAATTTTTTCTTTTTGCCGCTCATTCAGGGAGGTACTACTCAAAACCCGATTTGTGTAAAGCAATTTGGCATTTGAAATGTTTACTTCGTTAAGTTTATCATTCAATCCCACCAAAAGTGCTTTAAGTTCTTGATTTTCTTTTTGAAGATTGTCGATGGTCGTATGGGCCTCTTTAAGATCCTCGTCCTCGTCCTCTTCTAATTCTTCTACAGCCTCTTGTGCCTTTACCATATCAGCAACCTCTTGCTCATGAGCGTTGTTGGAGGCGCCGCCGGCCTGGCCATATGGCACAGGGCGATTTTTAAGATCAAGAGTAAGCTCTTCAATAATTTTGGCCAACTCTTCTCTAGTAATATCGACTGTTTCTTCCAGATTTTCAGAAGATTCAACAGATTCTGGCGCTGTTTCATCATCAATTAAATCAAATTCAACTTCTTCTGACTCCGAAAAAGCGTTTTCTGCGACGTCTTCGCGATCTTGTAATTCGCTAGCTAAAATTTCGTCATCTGCATTCATCATTTCTTCCAAGGCCTCGAAATCAATTGTAATAGTGCCTTCTGTATCTTCCAGATGGGCCTTGGGTATCTGGTCTACAAACTCCCTTTCTTCTGCCGATGGCTCAGCGGCCTGGAAACCCACTTCATCACTTGGCTCTGCCGCGGCAAATTCGCCCTCTTCTTCGTCTTGCTCAAGAAGAGAATCTACCGCATTTTTTACCTCATTAGAATATTTTTCTAATATAGAAGATTGCGCACTTTTAAATGCGGCTTCTTTTAAAGCTTCCGCATCAATAATGGCCTGCTCTAGCATCTTTGACATGTCTTTACCTCATTTTGCAACGTTGCTAATATAAATAGTGTGCTTAATCACTAAAAGCCACTTATCTATTTAGAAGGTAGAAACGGCAGCACGGACAACCATATCGTTTAAGGTTCCATCATGAACAAAAGCGATTCTATCAATTCCATGGATTGGTACTGTAACCATAAATTTCCCGTTGATTGTTGTCCATTTGGTCAAAACATAAGCGGCTACAACTGTCTCTGTGTCTCCAACGCCAATATTTGAATAATATTGTGCCCAAGCACCAAAAGCATAATTATACGCGTATAATGTTAATGTGTCATCAGTACCATCATTCTCAATCTGAATGTGCAAATGTGATGCATTTCCAGTGGCATAACCATTTTCGCCAGCAGTGGCATCGGTGAGAGCGTCATTTAAAACGCCGGCGGCGATTGGTGTTACTGTTGTTGCAGTTTCTTTTTCCGTGATAATTCCGCCGGTTCCGCTGATTGTCATGGGCCTTCTGTGTCTGCCGCCGAGGTGCGCGATGCGGCCACCATTTGAACGATCTTGCGGTCGGACGTTTCCTTTATGATCTGTTGCCATTTGTTTCTCCTACATTAACTATAATTAGTTTCATTTTTTCGTTTTTCGTTTTCTATTTCAATCAATCTTTTTCTTCTTCGTCTTTCTTTTTTTCTTGCTTCAGAGGGCTTCTCGTAGAACATTCGATCTCTATAATCTTCAATGATTCTCTCTTTTTTAACTTTTTTAGAAAATCTTCTTAACAATCTTTCGATTGGTTCATCCTTGTGTTTTGCGCGGACTTCCACATTAATTGGTCGACTCATTTTTTACCGCCATTAGCTATAGTTTTCCAAAGTGCGGATTTTCTCATAAGAGAAGAAATATCTACACCAGGATCTTTGGGATCTGTTCCTGCCAGTGGGCCTTGTGGCGTCGTGCCCTCATTTTCGCTGCCGCCTCTGCCCAAAGGAGTCGTCCCTTCGAATAAATCGACACCATTCATAGAGGATCTGCCGATTGCATCTAACATCTTTTGTTTAGTTTTTTTCGCCTTCTCGGTTCTCTTCTTTTTTTCTTCCAGTTGCAACTTATTAATTTCGTCGTCATTTTGTTTTTGTTCGACGATTGGCTTCCGAACTGTTTCTAGACCTTTTGCAACTTCAGCAATAACATTAGACAATAATCCGTCCTCTAAAAGTGTTTCTTGGATACATTCTTTAACGATTGGTTTAATTAATTTCTTGAATTCAGATTTTTTCATTTAGTTCTTAGCACATCATTCAAAGCACGATTGATTCTATCTGCTTTTGTGAATAGTTGTTTGGTCGTATTTTCATTCATCCTTGACGGACTCATAAAAGCTCCACTTGTCGACGGCTCAGAAACCATATCAAAACAAATAAGCTGAAAGTCATCCTCTACCATTGTAACTCCTTGCGTCTCCGTTACAGAGCCTAGGCCGCGGGAGGAAATACCCAGACTAACGCCGGCATTGGCCAATTCTTTCAAAACTAAGCCCGCGGGTGTGTTCAAAACTTGAATTTTGCCCATAACGTTGTCGCCATCCCACCATACTTCTGTACAAAGATGCGAAGCATTCTTAAGATTGATAACCGAGTCCTCTGGATGATCAAGTTCCCCGAGTGCGCGTCTCTCTTGTACCAATTTCTGATAATTTTGCATTTCACGTTGCAATATTTCCATGGGGTATACTCTTCCGTTTCCATTTTGAGTATTTGCACATTGCATTACGCCGGTTAAAAATACATGGCCTTCTGCGACCATTTTCTTTTCAGCTTCAGTCAAAAAATCTTGGCAGATACCGCCTTCACAAAGTTCATAATATTCTCTTAGCAAATATTTGCTCATAGTCATGATCCTTTGCAGCAGCGTCTAACTGGTTGTAACATCCATTTTTGTGTATAAATCTCAGTGTTCATTTTTTTCTCCAATTTTTATTCCATCATCATCTACAATTGCATTCAACAAATATGAAGTACCGGCACTTAACGAGCCTAAAAGCAGAAGATTAATGAAATTATAGTCAAATGTAAATAGTTCTGTTTTTTCGTTTATTCCAAACAAAAAAGCCCCTACCCAGAAGCCCATGCACATTGCACAGTGTAGCAATTCGCATAACCAATCGGATTTCGAAGATATAAATTCTCTTGGACTTTTTAAAAGGTGGCTATAAACAATTATTGACGTCATGCCATAGGCACAAAGAATAAAATAAACTAATTCCATTAATTACCTCATTAATATCTATAGAATGACGTCATGCCATATGGCCCACGAACATAACCTGGTACCAAAGAACCCTTTTCTTTTTGGTGTGGGACTTCGCCGAGTTCAGTAGAGCTTTCTTCATCTGGTTCTGTTAAGACATCAATTTCCGTGTCGAGGAAAAATTCTTTTTGCTCGAAATATGGTCGTTCTTCTTCGATAAACTTGCCAATAGTATAAACTGTCGCTTGCAAAGAATCGACTTCCTGATTAACAGATTCGGATATCGCAGCTTCCATAGAGCCATAAACATTGCCGCCCTGTACTGAATCATCTGTTACGATGCCGCGGTCCCTTAAATATTTAAATAGCCTATCTTGCGTCTCATAAACTTCATCAGTCATACTGTTTTTTGCAAATGTGACTATCTTTTTATCCGAGGGTGAAACAACGATATCGACATCAATATGATCAAAGATTATGATGCTTCCATCTAAAGTTTGTTTAGCATCCAACTCCAAAGTAGCCTGTATTGGCCTTGGCCCCTCTGTGGATGTTGATATTGTAATATTCGTTGCCATTAAAATTGTAATTCTCTTGCTAGATTCTGAATTTTAAGAATTCGTTGCAGCATCTCTTTATCAATTTGTATATTTTTGAACTCTTCAATGACTGCTAAAACCTCTTTTGTTTTGTTGAGCATTTCTAAATCCTGTAAAACCTCTTCCCTAAATAATGATTCGGTCAAACATTGTTTTAGTCTTGAAACCTCTTCATTTAAAAAAAGTTTCATTTCTACGCCATTATCATCAAAAGAAACAATATACTTTTGTAGAAGCCGCTTCTGTTCTTCGAATAATGTCTGGCCGTATTGATCGTTAAACTTCTCAACAAAAGTTTTATAAACTAGATCATCAAGAGGTTTTAAATCTTGTGCAGGTTTCTTAGAGTTTTTTCTTAATTTATTAGTCAGTTGTTCCTCAAGTAAAACTACAGTTTTTGGCGATGTGGTATCGCAATTGAAAATCTGATTAATCGTTGCCAGTGTTTTATAATTGGGAACAAAATTAGAAAAAATATCTGCAGAAAAGATTTTATTAAGCTTATTAATCATCCGGGTTTGTTCGGAAAAAATCTCTTTTTTATTTAACTTTATATATTGTTTTTTAGATTCATAAATAAGCTTTTCTGCGTTTGGAAAGGATAAATTATTACTTTCATATATGCCTCTGTAGAGATTTAATTCCTTTCGGAGAACACACGGCGTGGCAAAGAATTCCTTAAAAACCTCTTTTATCTTACCCTTAAGCTCTTTATCATTTTTAATAAATGCCGTGGCCAACTCGCGGATGAGGGCCTCATAAATAAAAGCTGTATTACGCTTTTTGTTGTGTTTTATCTTCGTCATGCTTTAGCTCCAATTCCTTAATTAGTCTTTTAAGATCGCTGCTTACCTCGTTGGCTTCTAAAAGTTTCTGCTCTTCAATATTATAATTAGTGTCGTCTGCTTCGTAAATTCCTTTCGCGAGCGAATCTAGGTCAACTATTCCGGGGAAATTTGCGCGGCGGCCTTTTTCTTTTTTGCCTCCTTGGCTTAAATAACTTCTTTTTCTGGCCCCCATATCTCTTTTATCAGTGGTTACGGGCTCAAACCATTTCCCCTTAGATTTCCGTGTGGTTGTTTTTTTAGTCCTTCCAAAAGCATCTTTTTTCTTTATTTTATACCAGTCATCATCTCTTTTGCCTGGTGGAGTTAAAAATGCAGTCTCTTCTTCACCCCCTAGGGCGGCCTCTGGTGTTTCGGCTTCTGGCTCTTCTGGGGGGAATTCACCCTCCTCTTCGCCGGGTTCCTCTCCGAGAGTTTCTTCGGCTCCGAGATCCTCAAGGCCGGCTAAGCCGCCGGCATCACCAGCGCCTTCGGCACCCAAGCCAGTCTCTTCACCCACGCCCTCAAGACTAATTTCGAATTTTCTATCATGAAACATTTCTCTTTGATTGCGTAAAAACTCTTCAAATGATAAGCCAAATACTTTGTCTGCAACCCACCTTTTACTAAAGAATCCTTCAGTCGCCGCTGAAGCCGTATCAAACTTAGTTCTCCAGTGCTCAAGTTCTTGAAGTTCTGCAATCTTAGATGGATTGTTAAGAGATAATCTAAAAGAAACTAAATCTTCACCGCGGTAACCCATGGTAAACAAGTGCACAATGCCAATCTTCTCTAGTTCGCTAACAATAACTCTTTGGAGGCGTTGAATGGTTCTTGCGAAACGAATATCTTTTTGTGCAAGAGTTGTTTTATCTTCTTCTGACCCTTCGCCCCGGGAAAGATATGACATTGGAATCTTTAACGCGGAGAATAATTTATCTCTCAGGTATTTTACGTCATCGATATCGCCGGTATATTGACCCGCTGGCACGGTCTCAATTCTAGAGGATGTTCCGCCACGAACTGGGATGAAATAATCTTCCTCAATACTTAAAGGATTATATCTCAGATCCACCCGGCCGGTTGAGGAATCAACAACTTGATTACGCTTCATCTGCGTCATCACCTTTTGCATATATTGCTCAACATCATTTGGATTAATATTACCAACATCAATATAAAACACGCGTCTTTCTGGTGCACGTACAATTCTATAAGCCATCATGGCATCTTCCAATAAAGTAAGCTGTCTCCAGATTCTTCTGGCTGGTTCTAAAACGGATGTTCCATATGGGGTGTATTTATCATTACCAAGAACTCTAAAATGCGCAATCTGCCAATTTTCAAATGTAAGCTGTCCAGAATTCCACTGATATTGTACATAATTTGGATTGGTTTTATCTTCTCCTTCTAACCTTTCAATCTCTTGAGACGGAAGACCAATGGCAGCTTTAATACCCTGAGTCTCATCGATATCCAGATATAAAAAGAAATCGCCAAATTTGCACATTGTGCGGCACCAGCCAAATAAATTACTTTCAATATTTAATATATTATGATACAAGCTTTTTAAGATATATTTTATCTCTTCATTCGGGCAGTCTACTTTAAGTAAGGGTTGCAAAATTGAAGAGGTTGTCATTTCATCTGCATAGATATCTAAAGCTGATGCAATTTCGGGCGTGTATTCCATTTGATCGAAATCTGCATATCGCTCAACTCGATTCTGGTTGGACATGATCATTGCGGTCAAATTTTCAAAAGGATCATAAGCAGTTTTCTTAAATGTTTGACCAGAAGCTGAGCCAAATTTAAATTTATCTAATTCTCTTCTTTTATATCTTCTCGGTGTTTGTTTTTTATAATTTACGATTGGGCCTGAGAAAAGTTTCGTCAACCTTTTATACAGTGTTGATTCCGCGTTTCTTGTCGTTCTATTTTTTCTATTATTTCCAGCCATTATTTATCCTTTGAGTAGCCATACAAAATCTTTATATTTCTTTATAGTATCATCTTTTTTAATGTTTTTATAGCCATCCATTCCTGGAATTGCGGTATTTAGTGTTTTAGATGATTTGCTTATTGTGTTTAAAATTGCTTTGCTATATTCAACGTCTCTTTCATTTTCTTCAAAAACCGTATCTTTAACCCAACAACATATTGCGAGAGCTAAAACCAAGTCATCATTATAAGCTCTCATGGCCTGGGGCTTGCCATTATTCCATATAAAAGTTTTAAGCTCGTTTACAAGTCTTGAAGAGTTAACCTTAACTAGTTTATTTCTTATGAATTCCTCTAACTTAGCTATTATAATTGGCCTAGACTTGTGAGAAGTCGTAAAACCCGCAATTGTATTGTTCTGATATTCCGCCGTTAATTGATCCACATATTCATGGGTAGACTTAACTGCGTGATAAACATTTGGATAGTTATATTCTTTTAATTTTTCTAAAACAGAGAAACCCACTGAGTTGTTTTCAACGACAACCATACAGTCTCCGTATTCTTTCCCGGCGTCCAAGACTATTCTAGAAAAGAAGTCCGGGGTTATTTTTCCTTGATATTCTGCGACCACCTCCATTGTATTCAAATTTAAAATATGAAATACGGAAAAGTCTGCACCATCTCCTCTCGCAACATCAGCAGTTAGCATATATGCACACCCAGGATTATAATTTTCCCAAATCCAAAAATTTCTATCAAAGCCAGTCCTGTGTTTTGGCTCGCAGATATTGTCTTCTAAAAATTTTATGTCGTCTGGGTGTATTACTGTTTCGCCGGAAGTGTTGAAATTACATTCTAGCTCTTGTGCGATTTGTCGTCTAGACATATTTTTGGTTTCTTTATCGTACCAAGTTTGATCGCGATCTGGATGGGCATCCCACAACAACTTTGTTGGGTGAAAATCGCTATTTCCCTGATCCGCTTCCGCATAAGTCTTATGAAACCAATTCCCTACGCCGTTTGGTGTTGATAGGGCAATGCAGCGACCACCAGTAGAAAGAGTAGGATACAAACCTGTCCATAACTCGTCCAAGCCTTCAACATGAGCGGCCTCATCGACGACCAAAAGAGATAATGCTTCCGAACGACCTGCATCACCTGATGTGGAGGATGCTTTGATTTGAGTCCCGTTATCTAATTCAAAACTATTTCTATTGTCAATTGAAACTTT